TCGCTACGCTCTCCCGTATAAGGGTCGTAAGTGGTAGCATCTAAAATGAACTCCCGTTTTGTAAACGAGGAACCACCATTTTTGGATGGTATTTGAACAATTTGTCCGATTTCGATTATCCGTCCGGTTATTTGGTTTGCCATTAATTTTCTCCTCCAAATATCTTTTTATCGGTTATAAGCTCTCGGTTCGCTTCCAGAAATTCTATGAAATGTTCACAATGAGTTGTCAACAGTTTAACCGTCTGCTCATGGTTATAAGTGTAATACTCCGGATACTGCGTTCCGCTGATTAATGGAGTACGGCTCGTACCTCCTTTCAACTGGTAGGCAGTGTACTCAAATGCTTTCACACTCCCCATTTGACCAGAAGCAATCAAGCAGTAAGGATATACATGCCGCTGCCAACCATGTTCATATTTACCGAAATCATACTTTGAGGTCGCCTTGATGTCGTAGACCGTATCTCGGAGAAGTTCGTCTATAAACCCGTAAAGCTCCACATCACCGTAACGAGTGGAAATAGTGGCAGAGACAAAGACTTGAGACAATGCACCAGCAAAATACCTCGACTGTTCAATACACCATGCTCGGTCAAACAAAAAATGACGGGCAGGCGCTATATCCGTAGACAGAAAAGCAACTTGGATAATATTGGTTTCTTCATCACCGATAATGGTATATGGTTCCCGTTCATTTGGAATATGCTTTTTCCTATGGATGTAACAATCTATGATAGCATTGAATGCCGTTCCTTTATCGGCTGCCTCACTCTCAAACGGAACGCGGTTTATCGCATCAAGCAAAGTTTGCTTGAGCTCCGCTTCAATCTCTTCGGGGCTTTTCTTATATTCCCCCGTTTCATTGTCGACATTCCAAAAGCTTTCAACTTGTTCATCCGCCCGCAAATACTGCTCGAACTTATCGAGCAGCGACGGGTAAAATCTGTACTTAGGCGGCTGGTTCATATTTATTGTTGAGTTTATTAAACTTTAATCCGAGTTGCTTACATCTCTCATTGAGCATCATACCAGCCCTTACCTTGCTGTCAAAGATATGGTTCATACTCGCAATCGCTTCCCGTACCTCATTAGCCGACTGCATATCGGTTATCTGCTCCACCGTATCACGGATAACTTCAAGAACCTTATCATATTCAGAGGACAACTCTGTTTGTTTCATCTGATAATCCTTATAAATATTGATGATATTTGTCATAAAATCATTCTTTCCCGTGACGGTACCGGAAGCGTCAATAATGACAGGAATCTTAATGCGTGAGGGAAGATTACAGGTATTCTTACCGTAGAACTTCTCGCATGGGTCAAAGGAGATTGTTCTATCCTTGCCGATAGCTTCCATATAGCCGACCAAATCCAGTTCCTTAATCAAGTCACCGGCAGATGAACCGCCAATCTCCGGGCGTATCTGTTTTTCATCACCGACTTTCTCTTCCCGTTCGTGAGCAACGAAGATAACCGACTTACCCATGAGGGTAACTTGATTTACAAAGCTGATAAACATATTCTTTCGTACCCCATATCCCTGCAGGGAAAGAGTGCCATCAACTTTCTTCATTTTTGGGTTGGCTGCCATGATAGCCTTATCCATGAAAGAGAGCATCTTTCCGGCAGTGTCAATCACAATCGTGTCGAACTCCTTGATTTCTTCGGAAGCAAGTACCTGATTCGTCTCGTCCCAGCTTGTTATCTGAACGGTCGGTACACGATGGGCGGCATTGACACGGTGAATACCACCGTCATAATCGAATAGTACAGGGTTGGGAGCAGATAATGCCAATGTTGTTTTACCCATACCCGGCTGTCCGTAAATCAGTGCCGACAATATGGTCTTAACGGTCAGCTCGTTAGGTTTCTTAATCAAACTCATAATGATAAAATTTATGTGGTTAATAAAAAATGTCGTGGAAGTTAACGGACTCGAACCGCCAGTCTCCTCGAATGAGGTGTGTTAGCCATTACACCGAACTCCCGAATAAAAAAGGTGTACTATCTTCACAGACGGCACACCCAGCACAAACACAAAATAACATACTAAACTATATCTGCCCTCGCTTGGGCATTGCTCCCGGATAGGCGGCCAAGCCACACCGGGAAGGGTAGTTAAGATAGATGAAATATAAAACTCAAATAGAGGCATTCTCCCTACGACGTCCTTTTCGTCGGCATTACTGGTTAAACATAAAAAAAACTGTGTGGGTAATACGGGACTCGAACGCCGTGACCTGTACATGAATGAAATCTTTAAATAATACCATGACAAATTACCAACATTAAATAATCATGTACCGCTCTACCTGACTGAGCTAATTACCCGTTTCTGCCCGCTATATCTTCACAGACCCTGCCGGCAGTAGTCTAACAAAACAAGTTTTTATGTAATGCACTTCCTCCGCTGAGGTTCATATTTTTATTATCTTCTTCAATACATTGTAATAGAACCAAACAGAATATACCATGCCAAAAAGGTTAATAGTATAGTTCCCCTCTCCCGTCATCGGATCAACACCGTTGAACATTGCCAAACAAGGTAAAGCCAGAACATTAAGCAATAGCACGTTGAGAATTATTCTTTTCATGATTGTTTCTTTTTCTTACTTTTGCAAAACTCAACACATCCGAAGCATTATAATAACTTCGCCCATTAGGTTTGTACTCAACTCTCACTCTTCGAGAATTTACTAAAGCTTTCAATCTTCCCGGCCCACCTACTATTCTTTCTGATTCCCTCTTAGGAAATGTACGCTTATCCATGATGGTAAGTATATCTGCCAACCTTGCCTCCGCCGTCCCATCAATCAACATAGAACTGCGTAAATCACCGTTTACCTCATATATCATGCTGCCCAAAAATTAAAATTATTATTACTCCGTCCCCCTACTCTTATATAGCGTATCGCTGTCCGTGCCCGTGAGGGTGTTTTCATTCTCCGCAAATCAATGTCATTGCAAGTAACCTGCATCACAACGAAAAGAGTGGAGAACAAAAGTTCAAGTCCATGCTTCCGTAACTCATTCAAATCGAAATTGCGTTTCATCTTGTTACAAATCATATACAGAAGCAATTCAGTATCTTTGGATATGCCTAACTTTCGATAGATAGTCCGCTTCTGTGTCTTGATAGTCCAAACAGACTTGCTCAGATTGTCGGCCACTTCTTTGTCAGCAAGTCCCTTACAATACTCATTTGCAACAAGCATTTCCGCAGGAGAAAGGGGAACCATCACGCAACCCTTTCTACATCAAAAAGACCTTTTTTCTTATCAATGTCTCCTACTTTCCAATCTGCATCTTCTACGCAAAGTTCCAATCTCAATCGGGGAATCAATGTACCTTTGATAGAATTGTAAGCTTTCACCGGGAAAGTAAGAATATCTCCTACTTCCATATCTCTCAAAGCCGGCGTGTAGTTTTCTGTGATTATTTTCTTTTTCATTGCTATAAAATTTTAATAATTAATATTCGTGCCCCGATAAACTCTCTCAGTTCTTCCCACCGGAGTTATCAGCTACTATAACTTCACTGCATAACCGTTCGGGGCATGTCGGCTTCTTATTTCGCACCGTTGCAAATCTTTCGCTCGTTCTGAACTCCCATTCAGACATCTTGGCAAATTCTTGCTACTCCGGGTATCTCTCGCGTCCTCTATGCTGGGTTTGAGGGTAAGCGCCAGTATCGCTTTCTGGAACGGACTGCTTAGGGCAATCACTCCATATAGTTCTCTATCTCCCATCAAAGGGTAGGCTCAAAGACCGGATAGAGAAATTCGGCGTAACACATCACCGAATGGGGAAAACTGCTCGGTGAAGGGTAAAGGGGGAGCTTGCGCATCGCATCCCTCGCGGCTTTTGTCACCGATATAGCACCAACCTTTTCTGCAGCTTTTTCATATTTAGTCACCTACGTAACGAGAACCAAAAGCACCTTTGCTGTTTGGATTGTAGTAGGCGGAAGTTGGGATTGACAAATCATCATAAGCGCTACGCTTTGCAGGTTGTGCCAAAGCAGCTTTCATAGCTTCTTTCTCTGCCTTTCTCGCTTCTTCATCAGCGACACGCTTCTTTTCATTAGCCCAAGCAACTTTCATGCAGTCACCGAAAGTCTGTACACCGTGAGTAAGCTGATATAGCTTGAAATACTTTCTGTATATCTCATGAGCCGTTTTCATAATCTTGTGTAAATCGTACTTTTTCATTGTCTTACTCCTTTTTAGGTATTACTTTAATTTTGCCAACTCAACTATTTTTCATTATTTTGTAGTCGTTGTTGACGTTGATGTTGCAAAGATACTATATTGAGAATTAAAAACAACTATATTGATTATTATTTCATACCATATTTACTATTTTAACCAATTTATACTACAATGAGTATAGCAGAGCGATTACAATATATTGTCGAAGAGTTATTTGACGGAAACAAAGCCGCCTTTGCACGTGCTATCGGAATAGCCCCTACAAGCATATCTAACTACTTAGGAAAGGACAGAGCTTCTAAGCCATCAAGTGATATACTTGAAAAAATAGTCAATTCAGTAGAAAAGGTTAATGCGTACTGGTTATTAACCGGAAAAGGAGAAGCATTCTCCCAAAATAATCAATATAGTACAAATGAATCATATATTGATTCAATCCATAATGTATCCGAGTATATAGAGTGCATCCAAAATCTTTCTGAAGCCAGTAAGAAAAATGCAGAAGCCAATATACTCAATGCAGAGGCTAACAATAGGAATAGCCAGAATTTAGAAAAACTAATTTTGTTAATCGAAAGAAAATAATACTATGGCAAAACCACGTGTATTCATAAGCTCAACATTTTATGATTTGCGATTAGTACGTTTAGAATTAGACAAATTTTTAGAAAGTATTGGATATGAGCCTATACGTAATGAAGAGGGAGATATAGCTTACGGGTCAAATGAATCTTTGCAAAATTATTGTTATAAAGAAATTTCAAACATTGATATTTTCATTTCTATAATCGGCAATCGATTTGGAAGTATAAGCGAAGGAAATAAAGAACGTTCTATATCAAATATGGAATTAAAGACAGCTATAGAACAAAATAAACATATATTTATTTTTATAGAAAAAAGCGTCTTTGTTGAATATGAAACTTTTCTTCTAAATGAAAATAACAAAGACATAAAATACAAATATGTAGACAATATTAATATTTACAAGTTTATTAAAGAAATAAAAAACTTGCCCAACAACAATAACATAAAAGATTTCGAAAGTGCAGATAATATAATATCTTATTTAAGAGAGCAATTTGCTGGATTAATGAAAAAATTTTTCATACAAGAGCAAAGAGAAAACGAAACTAATTTAATAAGAGACATTAATAATACAGCCACCACACTTAAAGAGTTAGTAGATTATATACAACTAACAAATAAAGACAAAGAAGACGAATTAAAAGAAATAATAAAAACATCGCATCCAATTATAGGTGAGTTAAAAAAATATCTCAATATAAAATACAAATTTTACATTGAAGATTTTAATGACTTAAAAAATCTATTAAGCGCTAGAAGCTTCAGAGAGGCCGACAACAATAAAAAAGAGTATATATTTACTAGATACTATCAAGAAGATGGAGAAAGTGATAAATTGTTTATCGATAAATCCATTTTTGATAATAATATGAAGCTAAAATTATATCGTCCTGCTGAATGGAAAGAAGATTTTATATCTTTTAAAAGAGAAAAAATTGAAGATAATTTACCTTTCTAATTATACTATTTGACGATGTAGTGGAGATATACAACGTGATTAAGGTCGTTGAACGTAATATGAGACTATAATATCAATCTAAAAAGTAAAATACTATGGATTTTAAAGACACTATTAAACAGCTTGCTGATAGAATTGAAAAGCTGAAAGATAACATTCAGACAGAAGAAGCAACTAAAAATGCTTTCATCATGCCTTTTATTAATGCTCTCGGATATGATGTATTCAATCCTTTAGAAGTGCTTCCCGAAATGACATGTGATATTGGAACCAAGAAAGGAGAAAAGATTGATTATGCCATTATGAAAGACGACCAGCCTATATTACTGATTGAATGTAAACATTGGAAGCAAGACTTAAACCTGCACGATAACCAACTCCTACGCTATTTCAACGTATCAAAGGCTAAATTCGGACTTTTAACCAATGGAATTATCTACCGCTTCTATACAGATTTGAAAGAGCCCAATATAATGGATGATAAACCATTTTTAGAAGTGGATATTACAGACTTAAGGGATAATCAAATCGAAGAATTGAAAAAATTCCATAAGTCGTACTTTGATGTGGACAATATTCTGAACTCAGCCAGCGAATTGAAGTACATGGGAGAGTTAAAGGCTATTATCCAAGAAGAATTTTCCTCACCCAGTACGGATTTTGTAAAGATGTTTGCTACAAAAGTTTATGATGGCAGAATGCTTCAAAACATAATAGACCAGTTCACACCTTTGGTTAAACGTGCCATCTCTTCACACATCAACGATATTATTAATGACCGTTTGAAAGGAGCTTTGACTGTCAGCGATTCCAAAGTAGAAGAAAACCAAACCAAAAATAACGGAAATACATCAGAAGAAGCTATAGAAGAAGTAAGTACAGAATCCAAGGTTATCACTACAGAAGAAGAATTAGATGCATACAGAATTGTAAAAGCTATCTGTAGAAAGAAAGTGGATATATCTCGTATAGTATACCGTGATGCACAAACTTACTTTAGTGTTTTACTTGACGACAATAACCGTAAACCTATTTGCCGCATGTATTTCAATACAGCTACTAAATATGTAGCTACTATTGATGAAAACAAGAAAGATGTGAAACATGCCATTGAAACTCTAGATGATATTTATAATTACGAAGATGATTTCTTTAAGGCAATAGACATGTACGAGCACAAAGATTAATGTTATTTCGATATATATTAAATATGAATCAAATAATTGCTGACTGCTCATGTCAGTGGAAAAGTTCAAACCATTGTTCCCTCACCCCCACCTGTAAAGGCTGGGGGTGCCGGTTTCTCGCCACTCCTATAGAGCAACTGCCGACCACCGACAAGGAGAAAGCAAAACTCTTCTCCAAAGTGTACCGGGAAGCAAAAAGTAAGGGCGTTCTTGAATGCCCACATTACTGCTCTTTATTCATTGATGAAGTGCTCGAAAATATAAATAAAAGTAACGTAACATTACAAACTATGAACTGATTTTTCTCATTTATTGTCGGGCATCTATTTCAGCCAACTTGCAAAGGAATGATACACAGATTACAACTGCATTTTCAATACTATAAGTCTAGTTTAGTTTTTGTGTAAAGCACTTCCTCCGTAAGCGAACGTTGGAAGTGCTTTTATTATAGACCTATTAAATACTAATTTTATGAATATCAACTTCTTCCGATTAATCGTCTGTCCATTTGATAACTTGAATTACAAGACGTCCTATCCATACCTGCAGCTGATGCTCTATCACCCCATATAGCTGGGCTGTACTCCGAACCAATACCACAGCCAAAGCATAATTCCGCCCAACCAGACGAAAGCCACATCAATATAGGGACATTCATTAAATATTACAAAATTAGCCAACTAATTCATACACAAAGTGTTGCGAATTAGTTGGCTT